ACGAGGTAGAGCGGGGCCGACGTGAAGGACGCCAGGCTGGAAATGGCGTAGCGGATGAGGCTGAAAGTAGACCAGCTGCTCTGCCCGGCAGTGCGGGGCTGGACGTCGAACTCCACCCGCGCTGTGCGGAAGCCCACCCACGCCGAGAGGGCGCGGTAGAAGGTGTTCCGCTCCGGCAGATTCAGCAGGACGAGGACGGCCTTGCGGTCCAGCAGCTTGAAGTCGGAGCTGCTGCGCAGGTCGGTCTTGGCCGCTTTGCTGATGAGCCCATAGAACCAGCGGGCGGCGGTGCGGTGGGCGGCGCTTTCGGTGCCGCGCTCGCGCTTGACGCCCTCCACGACCTCGATGCCCTGGGTCCAGAGCCGGTACATTTCGGGGATCGTTTCCACGGGGTGCTGCAAGTCACAGTCCAGCGTGACGCAGCAGTCGCCGCGGGCGGCCTGCAGCCCGGCGTATAGAGCTGCCTCCTTGCCGAAAGCGCGGGAGAACCGGATGCCCCGCACCTGCGGGTACGCCTGCGCTGTCTGGCGGATGACGTCCCAGCTGTTGTCGGTGGAGCCATCGTTGACGAAGAGCACCTCGTAGCGGATGTGGGCGGCGGTGAGGACCTCGGCCAGCCGCCGGGCCATTTTGGGGATGTTCTCCGCTTCGTTGTGGGCGGGGAGGATGACGGAGAGAAGCGGTTCAGCGGCCAAGGTGTTCGACCTCCTTTCGGCTGAGGGTGTGCAGGGCATGGGCCTCGACCGCCCGGCCCTCGGACAGGTAGAAGGGGTGAAAATCAGTCTTCTGCGGGTCAAAGAATGGCCCGCCCGGCTCCACGCCGCCGGGGTGGAAGAGCAGCTCGACCGGCTGGCCGCGTTTCTGCGCCAGACGGAGGTACTGCGGCAGCACGGCCCGGACGCGGTCGGCGTCCATGTGGCCGGAGAAGAGGATGCCGCAGAACAGGGCCGTGGGGATGCCGCTGCGGCGGAATGCGGGGCGGTCCAGCAGCCAGCAGCCGTTCAGCACGGCCTGCTTGACGGCATTGACGGCGGAATAGCTGCCCCAGAGCCGGGGACAGCCGACAAAGGGCGACAGCGGCTCGGCCGGGATGCGCAGATGCTCGACCGGGAGATGGTGGTCGGCGAGGACCTGCAGCAGCGTCCGGAAGACCAGCGGGATCATGTGGGTGTGCTGGTGACTGTCGATGCGCAGGGGCGTCCCGGCGGGGAAGAGGGCGGCATAGGCGAGGAGCTGACGCTCCAGTTCCCGGTAGAGCTGGGCGGCAAAGGCCCTGCGCCGGGGCGTCAGCGAGAGCCGCAGCAACCCGGTGAAGGAGTTGCAGAAGCTGCCGTCCGGCCGGACGAGCAGCGGGATCTCCGCAGCGGGGGAAAGGGCTTTGCCCTCCACCAGGTTGAGGTGGACGGCCAGCTTCAGCCCGGAAGGGCGCAGCGCGGCGACGGCTTCTTCCAGCGAACCGTTGGGCACGATGCTGACGCTGTTCAGGCAGCCGTGGGTCTGGCAGTCCCGGATGAGGGCGTCGCCGTGGGCGGTCATGCCGTAGTCATCGGCGTGAAAATAGAGGATGGGAAGTTCAGTCATCTGCATCGATCCCCTCTCCCGCCCGGATGACGATGGTATCGCCCACGACTGCGACCGAACCGGTCTGCGGCCAAAGGGGCATCTGACGGACTTCGTCCAGTGTAAGGAGCTGCTGCTTTTCTGCGCGGGTGGCAAAGGTGTAGTCGGTGGAGCAGTAGTCGTTCAATGCAGCCGTGAGGACGCTCTGGCCCATAGACTGCTTGTCAGCGCGGAGGATGAGGCCGGCCGTGTAACCGGTCATTTCCGGGGAGAGGTCGGCGGAGTAAGCCCTGGAATCGGGCAGGTGGCCGATGACGGCGATTTGGGTGCAGGCGTCCGCGCCGTCCAGCTGCTCGATGCGGTCTGCAATGCGCAGAAGGGTGCCGTAGGAGCGCTCATAGCTCATCTGGGACAGGTGATAGCAGACATTGGCCAGCACGATGCAGTAGAAGACGACGGCCCCGCCCACGAGGAGGATGGCCCAGCTCCGGAGCGCGGAAGCGCGCGGTGAGAGACCGTCCAGCCGCTCGTAGAACAGCACGAAGCTCAGATAAAAGGCGGCGTAGCCCATGGTCATCAGGTTGTGGTAATCGACGCAGGGGTTGAGGAAATAGAGGGCCGCGACCCCCAGCGGCAGTGCGGCCAGATAGACGAGCAGGAGCCAAAAGCGGGCCGGGTCGTGCCAAAGGGTCTGCTGTACGAGGGTGGTCAGCAGGAAAACGGCCAGCAGGGCAAAGACCAGAACGTTGAGCACAAACCAGACCGTGAGGCCGTTGTGCAGGTCAAAGAAGAAGCGGAAGAAGCGGGTGATGCAGCCATGCAGAGCCGACCAGAGATGGAGCGAACCGACGGTGTCGATGCCCTGATAGTCGGACAGGGCGGTGCCGGAAAAAGCCAGAACCAGCTGCAGGGCCACAGCATAGACCGCTCCGGCCAGCACACCGCCTGCCAGAAACCGCCCCGCACTGCGGAGGGACGCGGCAGCGCTGCGGCGGTGAAAGAGCAGATCGTCCAGCAGCCAGACCAGAAGCAGGGTGATGGTGACGGTCAGATAAGCCTGATAGATGCCCACGGAGAACCACAGGCAGGCTGCCCCCGCGAAGAAGGAACGCCAGCCCGGCCGGGTGAGCAGAAGCGCACTGAGGCAGGCGGCCAGCATGGCCAGACAGTAGCCGTCGGCGACGTATTCATAGGCAAAGGTGGAGGTGACGGTGGGGAAGACCGCGATCAAAGCCCCGGTCAGCACCAGCGCCACCGGCTTTTTCAGGTGCAGCAGCGCCGCCACGCAGACCGCCGAACCAGCCAGGAACAACAAGCCCAGCAGCAGGTTCAGCCATGGCAGGTCGTAATAGGAGCTGAGCCCGCAGGCCAGCGAGAGAAAATAGCGGCCATATTGCAGCATCTGCTGGGCATCGTACCGGAAGACGAGGGAATCCCAGTTGGGGAGCCAGTTGGCCATTTTATAAAAGTGCGCGAGCAGGCCGAACCCGAAGGCGGAGAAAAACACGAGCCGCCATTCGGGCCGGAACCTGCGGGCAAGCTGCGCAGGCAGCTGATCGGGGTGTACCATAAAAACCTCCGAAGGTCGAAATGAGACGAAGTTTAGTTCTAGTATAAACCATTCGAAAACGATACGCCAGCCCATTTTTATGCGTTTCCTTAAAAAATTGAGGGGAGATCCCCCTGTTTGCGGAAAAAGAACGCGGACAGGGGGATTTTTATGCAGCAAAATTGTACATAAAGGAAAATGCTCGCAAAAAACTACAGAGCGGGCCTGCGAAAGGTTGCACTGTTGCAAAAAGATAATTGGTGGTATTATATTGACAAACCAAAACGAAAGGATGTGAAATAAACCGAATGGCGCAGAAGATACGACCTTCGGCGGGCAAGGGGCTGGACAACCTGCACCGCGCCACGGACACGCTGAGCACGATGCTGGCGCAGGAGGTGAAGGAACTGAACACCCGCCAGAAAGCGGCCCGCCGCGACGGTGCAGAGGCGGCCGGGACCATGAAGGGCCTGAAGGAAGCCACTGCGGTGCTCAAAGACCTGGCCGCTGTGGCCAAGGCGCTGAACGAACAGGGCGCGGATGCGGAGGGCCGGGAATGCGGCGTGGTGCTGCTGCCGCCGGTGGAGGATGTATGAAGACAGGAACGAATGCGCCAGTCGTCTGGCGGCCCCAGCCCCGGCAGAGGGAGTTCATGCGCAGACCGGAGCCGGAGGCTCTCTACGGCGGCGCGGCAGGCGGTGGCAAGAGCGATGCGCTCATCATCGAGGCGCTGCGGCAGGTGCAGATCCCGCACTACCGGGGGCTCATCCTGCGCAAGACCTTCCCCCAGCTGAGCGACCTTGTGGACAAGAGTCTGGTCTACTACCGCCGGGCCTTCCCGGAGGCGCAGTACAACGCCACGAGCCATGTGTGGGTCTTCCCCAGCGGGGCAAAGATCTACTTCGGCTCGATGCAGTACACCAAGGACCGCACGAATTATCAGGGCAAGGCCTTTGATTTCATCGGCTTCGATGAGCTGACCCACTTCGAATGGGAGGAGTACAGCTACATGATGAGCCGCAACCGCCCCACCGGGCCCGGCACGCGGGTGTACCTGCGGGCCACCACCAACCCCGGCGGCGTCGGCCACGGCTGGGTCAAGGCCCGGTTCATCACCCCGGCCCCGCCCGGCACTCCCATCGTGGAAGCGTTCCCGGTGCGGATGCCGGACGGGACGGAAAAGGTGCTGCAGCGGGCGCGGGTGTTTATCCCATCCAGCGTCTTCGACAACCCGGCCCTGCTGGAAAACGACCCGGATTACCTTGCAAGTCTGGCCTCTCTGCCCGAAGCGGAAAAGCAGGCCCTGCTCTATGGCAGCTGGGACAGCTTCTCCGGTCAGGTGTTCACCGAGTGGCGGAACGACCC